CGAAGTAGCTCCAGCCGAACACGAGCTCAGAGAAAATCTCTGAAATGAGATCACTCCAAGATTGCGAGAGATCTGATTCGAGCGAGCGTGCGAAGTCGAGAGCTGCGAGAGAACCCGTGTCCTGCCCCGACGCGGACCAAATCCACGGCACTTGTCTGACAAGTGTATCGATTGCGTGCAGCGCCGCGCCCGCTGTGGCGTCGTTATCCCGGATCTCGGTGTAGACTTTTGCGGCTTTGCGCCCGGCGAGTCGAGGGTGAAACTCTTCGCGAATCGAGCCGGCAGCTTGCTTGAGCCCAGTGCGTCCGAGCGGCGTGAAATCTGCCACGTCACGAAAGCGTAGAACGACGCGCGTGCAACGTGCAATAGTTTGCTTGTGCCTCCACGTATTTCGCCCGCCGAGCTCGCATCAACACGTCGCAAGCTGAGATCGCAAACAGCACGCGTCGAGACTGAGCTGCGTGTTCGCTTGTCCGCCGAATTCGCGCGTATCATCCGACGTGAAGTCTTGCGTGCTGTGCAGCTGAAAGGCATAAGCAAAATTCGGAAGGCAATTACGAGTGAAGACGAAGACTCGATTTGGAAGCTGATTGAAGATGCGAATATTCAAGTTTTCACTGAAGCGCGCCGTGATTTCACGTCAGGATTTCGAATTGGCGTGGTTCGGCGCGACACGAAACGCGACACGATGCTCGCAGCGAAGGAGGTGAAGATTCGCGAGTTTCTTTATGAAGCCCGAATCGATCTCGCAGATCGCGTGCGCCACGTGATTTCCACGGCAAGCGAAACCGCAACAATCGACGAGACCGCGCGTCGGCTGTTCACGAGTCTCCGAGACCACGGAACGTTCTCGCGCGCACGGGCTGAAGTGATTGCGAGAACGGAAACAGCGCAAGCGGAAAACTTCGGGATCGTGACCGGGCTCAGCGACTCAGGCTTCGAGATGCTCGAATGGATCTCGATTCGTGACGACCGCGTGAGACCCGATCATGAAGCCATGCACGGCGTGCGCGCAAAGATCGGTGAGCCCTTCACGCTGCCTGACGGGACTGAGCTCGAGTTTCCAGCACACTTCGACGGTCCACCCGAGCATGTGATCAACTGCCGATGCACGGTCGCGCCAGTTGTCGAATAGACGTTGATTGAGGCACGCTCCAAACACGTGCAGCGTTTAATCGCCGTGTTGCTTGTCGCGTGCGCAGATCCCGTAATCGTCGCGCCAGTTGATTGTGACTCGCCGTGCTATACCGGACCGACGTGGACGCGGCACGTTGGAACATGCCGTGATGGTTGGCCTCGATGCGTAGATCGACTCGTGATTACGTGCGAGGGTGAGGTGCTTCCGCGCGAGGAAGTTTGCGTCGCAACCGAGGATCTCAATTGCGACGGTCGTATTGGTGTAGATCTCACGCCTCCAGCCTATCGCGAAGTTTGCGGCTCGAACGTTGGCGCGTGCAGGCTTGGCGCTATCACATGCGTTGAGGGCGTTGTTGTGTGCGCCGGTGAAGTTGCAGAGACACTTGAGACATGTAACGGAGTTGATGATGATTGCGACGGTGTGATCGACAACCTTACGCCAAAGATTTGTTACGACGGCAATCCACTCGAGCTCACGCGTCCACTGTCGGAGTGCCGAGCTGGCGTAATAGCGTGCGATCGAGGCGCGACAGTGTGCGCAGGTCAGGTGCTTCCACGCGACGAGGCGTGCGGTTCCGGTTTGGATCTCAACTGCAACGGCCGCGTGGACGACGACGACACAACACCAGGCGAAATCACGCTTGCGTTCGTGCTCGATCGCTCGTGCTCGATGGCCGACATTGATAACGCGATCCGTGGAGTGATGATCGATCTCGCAGGCATACGTGTTGCGCCACGCTACCGTTACTCGTTGATTGACGTGCCTGGAAACCAAGATTCGTTGCCCGCATGGCAGCTGCTAAGCGTGAGCTCAGCTGTGTTCGTCGAGTTCGTGCGAGGTCACGACACGCTCGCCGGGAGCAATGAGTATCAGCTCGACGCGCTAAATGAGATCGCGCGCATGGGCTTGGCCCCAGGTTACGCGATCGTGTTCACTGACGAGCCCGCTCAAGCCTTGCGCGAAGACACGCTACCGGCAGACGTGGACGCGAATCTTCGCACGGCACGAATCGAACCGCTAATCTTTGCACGTGACGACGACCGAGCGTCCTTCGTGCCGATGCTTGTGCGCTCGATTTACAGCGACGTGACCGTGATTTCGAATGCGCTCGACAGCGCCACGAACACTTGCCGCTAACTGCGCCAGTAGGACGGTGCTGAGAGCCCGCCACCAACGCTCACGCTCACGGGTTGTGCTCCACCTAGCATTAGCTCGGTAAACGCCCACACGAGCGCGTCTAGCCTGTCGGGCGATTCGTTGTCTTCGACGGGATCCCAGGTGCAGCATTGATCTTCCAGCGCTGTGAACTGAGTGCCGAGCACGTGTGATATTTTGCCCTGCTCGTAAAGCGCCGCGATTGGCTCGGCGCGTGTTTGCTTTCCACGTGTTGCTGAGACGAGCTTAATCGGCACCTTCGGATCGACCGTGCACAGCACGTGCTCGACCATCTCTCCACCTTGATTCTTTTCCGCAACGATCTTGTCCGCGCGAAACTCGTGAAACGCGTCGACCGCGCGTCTGCCCCAGACCGCCGGCGATCCACGCACCGATCGATCGGCGAGCACGTAGCCACGCTTGTCAGACCCGATGCCCGCGATCACAATTCCCGCTTCGTTGCCTTCACTGGACGCACTCGGATCTACAGCTACGACCACGCGTCGGAGGTCTGGAGCCTCACGTCGCTGCGTTTCGAACCACGCACGACGCCACAACGCACCCGGAGACTCGTCGAGAATCGCGGCATAGAGCTCTTGAGCGCCACGGGCTGTGCCCTCGTACTTGGCGCGCAGATACGCGAGCGCTTTCGCAGCGAGGTTGCTCCGATTGTCGAAGGTAGACCCACGCGTGACCGCATTGCCGGGATCGGCGAGGAGCTGTTTCAGGAGCGTGATCGGTCGCGGTGTGGTTGTGACCATTACTTGCGGCTTGTCGCCAAGACGCAAACCCATCATGAGATTCGCCCACGTCTCGTCGAGATACTTCCACGCGCAGATCTCATCAGCCCACGCGATCGCACATTGCGGCCCGCGCAATTGATCCGGCTCCTCACTCGAGAACATCAGCGCCACAGCACCTGTATGAAACACGACGCGCCGCTTGCTCGACTCGTAGATCGGTCGTTGGTGCTCGGGGAAGATCGCGCGCAAGCCGCTCTCACCCTCGACCATTACGTCTCGCACGTCGGCCGCTGTGCGCGATACGAGGTGCACGCGCTGAACGCCAGCGTCTACACGTTCACGCACCCACTCAGCGCCTGTGCGTGTCTTGCCCGCACCACGACCGGCGACGTAACACCAGACGTGCCAATCGTGCTCAGGCGTGCGCTGTTCAGGACGCGCCCAAAAGTGCCAAAGCGAAAGGATCGCTCGGTTCTCTTCAGGCGTGAGCGTCTCGAGGATTTCATGACGATCGGGCTCACGCAAACCTGCGAGCAGCTCGGCGACTGAGCCCATCAGATCTCATCGCCATCGTTGATCGCGTGCGCGGTGTCGTCCACTGCGCCACTCGAAAGGCGCAAGCTAATCTGCGTGATAAGCCTATCGAGTCGTTCTTTCGCGTCGTCGGCGCTCAGCTGCACGTCGGCTTTGATTTCAGTCCTAGCGCTATAATTGAATCGACGTTCGAGGATCCACGCGGCCGCACGCCAATCGAGATCCGCCGCGCTGCGAATTCGCTGTAGCGCTTCAGCAGCGGCTTCACCTTCGGCTTCGCTCATTGCGGCTACGAGACGTGCAGCCGCGCCCTCGGTTTGCCGCGTACCGTCACGTCGCCAGTTGCCGAGCGTGGTGAGACAGACGCCAGCGTACGACGCAACGTCGTTGAATTTCAAACCCATGCGTGTCGCTTCGACGATGCGGTCAAAGACCGCCGGCGTAAGTTTCGAGTGCGCAGCCATCGCAAGCTTCACGCTACGATACCGTGTGCTAGGATCGCAAGTATGTCGTCTGTCGCCGAAATCAAGGCACGTCTGATCCGCGCATGTACGCACGACGCGACGCCCGCGCAAAAGTGGCGCGCCGTTGCAGATCTCTTGCATCACGCGCCGTGGGATGTTCGCGATCTGCTGGCTGAAATTAGCAGGCTCGAAGAACGCGCGAAGGCGTCAGCGGCTGCGCACGCCGCGCTCGAGACCGAGGTCGATCGACTACAGCAAGCGAATGCAACACACGCTACCTGGATTGCCGAGCTCGAGGCCCGAGACCCGCGCATTCAGGCGATCAAATCCTACGTGGGGACAGGACCTGATTCGCCACGCAAAGCTCCGACGCGACCTGCGACACGCCCGCCTCCACCGATTCCACGTGAGACCTCACGCGCCGATTTAGATTGGGCCGACTCTTCCGTGCTGATCGAATCAGTGATTGCGCAGCTCGATTCCGAGCACTGACCTGCGATGTGTTCTGCGGTCAAATTTTCCGCGTTCGTTCTCTTGACACGCGAACACTGAGCCGATCACGTTCGGGCGCATGAGCCAAGAATCTCTTGCAGCTCCCGCCGTGCGCGGCACCGTACAGAGTACGTGGGGCGAACGTGTATTGATCCTTCGTGTACTCGACCAAAGCGCGCCAAAAACGCTCGAGGCCACGCGCCAAAGCGCTGCGGCCTACGACGCAATCACGGCTGGGCTCTCAACGGATAAGCTTGTCGAACAAACTCGTGACCTCGATCTCACACTTCCAGCAGCGCGTGAGCCCTCGCCGATCGAACTGTCACGGCAAGAGGCGCACACTTTGATTGAGCTGGTACGTTCGACGCTGGAACGTGGTCAGACCCCAGGGGTCTTTGCTCGCATGCTGCTTGCGCTACACGATAAGCTTACGTTGTTCGTGTCATAATTCACATGACACGAATAATCGGAATCACGGGACCGAAGGGCTCAGGCAAAGACACAGTGGCGCGCATGCTCGTCGGGCGCCGCGTCGTCTTTGATCGTGGAGCTCCGCGCGATTTGAATTTGACGCGACCGGCATGGAACCGCGAACCGATTTTGCGTGGGCTCACAATTGGTTTCGCGGATCCAATCAAATTGTTCGCACAACAGATTTACGGCTGGAGCGACGAAGTGCTGTGGGGGTCGTCCGAGCTCCGCGACACGCCCGATTCACGATTCCGTCGTGATGACGGCACGCATTTGTCGCCACGCGAGGCACTACAGCGGATCGGTACCGAGATTGGACGACAGCTCTGGTCCGCCACGTGGACCACTCTCGGTGTCCAGCATGCGCGTGCACTGCTCAATGGAATCGCACCCGAGGCGATCGATCACGCACGCTTTCGACTCCAGCCGATCGACGTTGTCTGTTTCAGTGATTGTCGATTCGACAATGAGGCGCGCGCAATTCACGACGCCGGCGGTATCGTGATCGCGCTCGAAGGCCGCGGTGCTTGGAGCGGTACGCACGGTTCTGAGCGCGGCGTCGCCGCTGGACTAATCGACGATACAATTCGCAACACAGGCACGATCACTGAGACTTACGAGCTGGTGCGCGCATTCACGCGAGGCCTGAAGCTGTGACATGTTAGACGAACTCGACTTATGGTAGATGCGATCATGATCGGTATGACGATCGCAGTCGTTGTGTTGTTTCTCGCTGCGATATCTATTGGAGAGACTGACGAATGATCGACCGATTTATATCCACGCACTTCAAGCTCGGCGAATTCACGTGCAAGTGTGGTTGCGAAACGCCTGAGATTCTTATTCCGCGCATTGAGGCGCTCGCCCAGGTGATCGACGCTCAATTTCGATCACCGCTCGGACCGACAAAAATCATCAGCGGTTACCGCTGCACAGCTCACAATCTTCGCGAAGGTGGATCCCGCGAATCG